CGATGATTGGGTTGGTGCAGTAAAGAATTTGCGTAATTTTGGAGATGAGTTTCCTACAAGAAGAAATAGCGAAGCAGATTACTATTTGAGCAATATAGATGCAGAAACGCAAAAAAAAAGACTTGATGAAACATTAGCTGTGACTGCACCAGCTGATGCACCATCACGTCAATTGACTAACGAAGAGCTTGTCAAGAAAGTCCAAGGTCAAATTGCTGCGTCTAGAGAGCCGCAAGCAGCCCCCACCACTGTCGGTGAGGAAGTTGATTTTGAAGCACCACAAATGGAATTTGAGCAAGACTCTTTTGTTGCTGATGCTCCTATTAAATCCCCAGTTATATTAAATACTGTTACTGATGATTTGCCTGATACTGTTGAGACTGATCCTGTTGTGTCTCCAACAAAGTCAAATGAGAATCTTCCAACAAGAAGCTCGATGGAACAGTCTTATACAAGTTTGTATGGCAAACCTAACACTCAATATGGAGAGTACATACCATCTCAGTTAGGCAATGATGATGCTTATGATTATGGTGTGTTTGATGATAGCTTTACATCTGTTTGGGGTGCAGCTTTTAGACAGCATAACTTCTTACCATCTTTGCAGCGTCTCATAAAGTCAACTGATTCACAGTATCAGCCTGAAGAGGGGTACGACCCATTTCAAGATAAAGATCTTATAAGAGAGTTGGGCGGTAAAGACGGTCTTTGGCGTTTTATGCACAGCCAGAGCCATGCTGAATCTATGTTAAAGCTAGAGAACTTCAAGGAAGATGCAGAAGATATGGCGTTGCTTGCTGCGACAGCATCAGGCCCAGCACAAGTAGTAGCTACTCTAGCTACCCCTACTACATTTGCGCCGTTAGCTCCTATTAAGGTTTTGAACTCAGCATCAAAGACAAGAAGGTTTGTTGGTGGTACTGCGTTTACGGCAGCTATACTTGCACCAGAAGAAATGTTGATTGCGTCTCAGAATGAATATAGAGATGCCTCTCATTCTGCCTTGGCTTTAACAGCACTTAGCCTTCTTGGTGGTACTCTTACAGCTAAGTTTGGGAACAGGCTTTCACCAACAAGCGGATTTACACCAACTGGCAGTGGTGGGGGAACCTACAAAGCAGCTGGTGCAAACGTATCTCCAGAGCGTTACAGAGAAACCCTCTATGCCACTATGGAAAACGATGCCTTAAAGGAAACTGGCATTGGTGTAGAGAAGCTTCCGTGGAACCCTGTTCTTAGGATGCTTAAAAGCGATAACGCATTTGTACGCAATCTTGCAGTTGGCATGGTTGACGTTGGCGGTATGATGCAGAAGAAGGTCGATCTTGGCGAGAAGATGGATCAGTCTGTAGAAACTACATTTAGAACCAAATATCTAACGCCTTTACTTAATACAGTTAGAGAATCTGACAGTGCTTATTTGCGCTATCGTGGTGCAACTCCGGCAGAAACGGACATATCTCGCTCTATGCAAATGATTAAAATGTCTGCATCTGACCTTCTGAATAGAAGCGGCGGTCATTTAACAGAAACTCAGTTTCGTATTCGTATAGCAAAAGCTATGCGTAGAGGTGATGTTGATAATGTTGGTGACGCTGCATCTGAATATGTAACTCAAGCAGCACAATCTTATAGAAGAAACTTTAACTTTATTAAGGGTGAAGCTGAAAGAGTGCGCTTGTTTGAAGCACAGATACTTCGTGAGATACAGCGTGTTGGTGAGCAAAGCCCAGAGGGGATTAGGTTACAGCGTAATCTAGAAAGAATTAGAGCAGAAGGTGTTACGCCCAATACAGCTGATGGTTATGTTCCTCGTGTTTATCGTGTTGATATGATTATGAAACATCAGTCTGAGTTCTTGTCTATTGTTAAAAGACATGCAATGACAAGAATGGGAATGGATGAGCGTGGTGCAGATACATTTGCTCAAAATGTACTAGATACAGTTACTAGAAATAGACCCTTTTATGATGCTGATGAGGTTATTGACTCTCTTGATTGGGCAAAGAACCCATCTGGGGTTCATGCAAGAAGCCTAGAGATACCTGACATTGAAATAGAAAAGTTTCTTGAAAGTGACATCGAGGTTCTTATGCGTCACCATACCAAAACTATGGGTATGGACATTGAGCTTACTGCTAAATATGGCAGCGCAGATATGCGATCTGTTATTGACGATATTGTTGCTGATTATGAAAGACTTATAAAGGAAGCCCCTGACGCAGAAAGACGTGCTGCTCTTAAGAAAGGCATGGAGCGTGATATAGAAGACATTCGTGGTTTGCGTGACAGGCTTCGTGGTACTTATGGTGCATCTAAAGACCCTCATGCAGTTAGCAGTAGATTTATTAGAGTGATGAAGTCATTTAATGTGCTTGCTGGCATGGGAAGCGCAATGATCTCATCTGTTCCCGATGTTGCTAGAACAGTAATGGTTGAAGGTTTTAAAAACACCTATGAAGGCGGATTTAAACAGTTATTTAGGGAGCAAGCTTCTTATGTAAAGAAAATGAGAAGACGTGAGCTTAATCAGGCTGCGGTTGCTGCCGATGCTGTTCTTGGTCTTAGGGCACATGCAATGAGCGACATTGGTGATATGTTTGGTTCACGTTATGGATTTGAACGTGGCCTTAACCAAGCTACTGGTATGTTCTTTCTAATGAATGGTTTGAATTACTGGAACCAAGCACTTAAAGAGTTTGCTGGTACAGTTACGATGTTTAGAATGAATAACGCTTTAATGACAACTTGGGAAGCATTGTCTAGAGCAGATAAAGAAAAGCTTTTGAAGAACGGTATTGATCGTTCAGACCACTATCGTATCCGTCAACAGATACAGCAGCATGGACGTAGAGTTGATAGGGAATGGTTTGCTAACACAGATTCTTGGACTGACGCTCAGATGCGTATTCTATATAGAAACGCATTAAATCAAAATGTTGAGCGTATGATTATTACCCCTGGGGCTGGTGACAGAGCTTTATGGACATCAACTGAAATGGGTTCATTCATAACTCAGTTTAAGTCATATGGTCAGGGAGCAATGGTTCGCATGTTAACATCTGGTTTGCAAGAACGTGACGGTGCTTTCTGGCAAGGAGCGTTTCTTCTTGTTGGTCTTGCAGCGGCCGTTAATGAATTTAAGAAAGCTCAGTATGGTATTGATAAAGAAGAATCCTTTGATGAGAAACTTATCAATGCTGTAGATAGATCAGGAATACTAGGTTGGGCTATGGATGTTAATAACGCTGTAGAGAAAGTGTCAGATTATAAATTAGGTATGAGACCGTTTCTTACAGACCAGCCTCAATATGGCTTACCTGATTCAGCAAAAGCTGGGGCTGTATTAGGGCCAGGAGTTTCTAATGCAATGAATATAAGTAGCATTATGGGTGACGTTGTTACCTTTAATGCAGATCAGCAAACATTAGATAACGCTAGGTTTGTAACGCCTACTGGAAACCTGTTCTACCTTGACCCTATTTATGACGGTGTTTTTGGGCAATAGATGTGAATTAACGCAATGAAGCCAACAATGTATAAGAGGATATTATGGCGACAATACAAATAGCAGATGATGACGCTAGAGTTCAGTACACCCAAGCTGTCGTAGCAAACACTACTCAGCTTACCATTGATTTTCCATTCTTTGATCTGGATGATCTTAATGTAATTGTTACTGACGCTGCTGGCACAGACACAACCCTTTCCAGAGGAACTGGAACAGGGACATTTGCTGTTGTCGGAGTTTCTGTAGATGATGGTTTCTCAGGTGGTTATGTTACTCTTGGTGATAGCTACTCTGCTGGTACTGATACATTTACTATCTTCCGTGATATTCCTGTTCAACGTACTACTGACTTTCCAACGTCAGGGCCGTTTAACATCTCATCTCTGAACACTGAGCTTGACAAGATTATTGCTATTGAGCAAGAGCTTGAGACAAAGATTACTCGTACACTTCAGCTTGCCGACTCAGATACAACTGTTGATCTAAAGCTGCCTAACCTTGATACTCGTAAGGGAACAACTCTTGCGTTTAATGCCACAACTGGTGAGCCGGAAGCTGGCCCTACAATATCTGGTGTTACTACAGTAGCTGCTTTGGCTGCTGACATTGCCACGCTTGCTGACATCGAGGATGGTACAGTAGCAACTGACGCTATTAGCGATGCTGCTGCTATTGCCTCTGACATTACTACTGTCTCTGGCATTTCAAGCAATGTAAGTGCTGTAGCTGGTAATGCGTCTAACATCAATGCTGTTAATGCTAACTCATCAAACATTAACACAGTGGCTGGCATTAACGCTAATGTAACGACTGTTGCAGGAATTTCTTCAAGCGTAACAACTGCTGCTGGCATCTCTGCTGACATTACTGCGGTGGCTGCGGATGCAAGTGATATTGGCACAGTTTCTAGCAATATTTCAAATGTTAATACAGTGGCAGGCATTTCTGCTGACGTAAGCACAGTTGCTGCTGATGGCACAGACATTGGCGTTGTAGCTGGTATCTCATCAGACGTGACTACGGTGTCAGGCATATCAGCTAATGTGACGACTGTAGCTGGTATATCTGCTAATGTCACTGCTGTAGCCGCTGACGCAACTGACATTGGAACCGTGGCAACAAGCATTGCTAACGTAAATACGACAGCAAGTAACATTGCTAATGTAAATACAGTAGCTGGTGTATCATCTGATGTGACTACAGTAGCTACTTATTATACTGATTTGCAGACAGTAGCTGCTGATATTGCATCAGTTATTACCGCAGCTAATGACTTGAACGAAGCTGTATCAGAGATTGATACGGTAGCTAACAGCATTGCTAATGTTGATTTAGTTGGTGGCTCTATTGCCAACGTCAACACTGTTGCTACCAATCTGACTGACATTAACTCTTTTGCTAATACATATTTTATTTCAGCAACAGCCCCATCATCACCGACAACAGGTGATCTGTGGTTTGATACAACAGCTAACACCATGAAAGTGTATGATGGCTCTGGCTTTGTTAATGCTGGATCATCAGTAAATGGTACATCTGCTCGTTATAGTTACACAGCAACATCTGGGCAGACATCATTTTCTGCAACATATGATGCTGGATATGTAGATGTATATCTTAATGGTGTTAAGCTTGTTTCTGGTACAGATTTTACTGCTACTGATGGATCAACGGTCGTTCTTGCAACTGGTGCTGCTCTTAATGACACTGTTGATATTGTTGGCTATGGCACTTTCAGCGTTTCTAGCGCAGTAACATTACCTGATAATGTCAAGGCTACCTTTGGCACAGGTAATGACCTTCAAATATTCCATGACGGTTCTAACTCAATAATCCGTGATGCAGGTACAGGGTCACTGAAGTTTCAATACGGCACTAGTGATGGTGTGGTGTTTGACAGCAGCGGAAACGTAGGCATTGGTACGAGTTCGCCAGCGGGTCAATTACACGTTTTTACCTCTGCTGCTGGTGAACAATATATTTCCAGTAGCAATTCTGCTATTCGTTTTGTTTCTACTGGAGGTGAAAACTATATTCAGTCAGGCACTGCAACTACCGGGTCATCTCCCGCACCTTTGATTTTTACGAATGTTGGTGGCACTAACGAAACAATGCGCATCGACAGCAGCGGAAATGTATCTTTAGGTAACGGAAAGTTTTTACAGTTTAAAGATTCTGGTGGAACTGCACGAGATGTTATCACAATTGATGCTTTCAATGGCTTAAATATAAATTCTGCTGGTGGTGGCTCTGCTGCACCGATAGTTTTTAAATCGAACAATGCCGAAACGATGCGCATCAGCAGCAGCGGCAACTTGCTGGTGGGTACGACTAGCACTTTTGCGGGTTCAGGAATAACCCCTATTTTAACTGTACAAAAATCAAACGGTTCTGCCATTGGTGCTACTGGCATTGGCTCAGCTGAGGTTGGAATTGCAACCAGACCCTCAGCAAATCATAATTATTATGCAGGGTTTTTCTTAAATAGTTCAGGAACTGGCGTTGGTAATATACAAGTTACACCAACTAGCACAGCCTACAACACATCCTCAGACTACCGCCTAAAGACCGCAGTAACCTATGACTGGGATGCAACTACACGCCTCAAGCAGTTACGTCCTGCTAGGTTTGAGTGGATTTCTGATGGGGATGATGCTGTCCCTGTCGATGGCTTCCTTGCACACGAGGTGCAGGACGTTGTTCCAGAGGCTGTCACCGGCACTAAAGACGCTATGCGTGACGAGGAATATGAAGTCAGCGCAGCCACAGGTGACATCTACACACCAGCTATTGAGGCTGTATTAGATGAGGATGGCGTTGAGGTAACACCAGCGGTTGCTGAAGTTATCCACAGCACTGACGTTGAACGCCCAGAAGAACTAGCAGAAGGCCAGCAATGGCGTGAGACAACTGCGGCGGTTATTGGTACACGTTCAGTGCCGGATTACCAAGGCATTGACCAGAGTAAGTTAGTGCCGTTGCTGGTGAAGACCATACAAGAATTAGAAGCCCGTATCACGGCACTGGAGACTGCATAATGGCATATCTAGGTAAAACACCATCACAGGCTGTACGCAGTCGTTACTATTATACTGCAACTGGCGGTGAAACATCACTGTCCGGGGCAGATGATAACAGCAATGTATTGACATTTACAGATGGCAATTACGTAGATGTGAGCCTCAACGGTGTAGCACTTGTAGCTGGCACAGACTATAACACAACAACCACGAACACAATAGGTGGACTCACTGCCCTTGTTGCAAGTGATGTGGTTGAAGTTATTGTGTATGACACGTTCAGTGTGTTTGGCGGTAATATGGCTGCTGACCTGAACTTTAAAGATAATGTCAAGGCTAACTTTGGCACAGGCAATGACCTTCAAATATTCCATGACGGTTCTAACTCAATAATCCGTGATGCAGGTACAGGGTCACTGAAGTTTCAGTACGGCACTAGTGATGGTGTTGTGATTGATAGCAGCGGTCGGGTGGGCATTGGGACGACTTCGCCAGCGGGTCAATTACACGTTTTTAACTCTTCTGCTGGTGAACAATATATTTCCAGCAGCACTTCTGCTATTCGTTTTGTTTCTACTGGAGGCGAAAACTATATTCAGTCAGGCACTGCAACTACGGGGTCATCTCCCGCACCTTTGATTTTTACGAATGTTGGTGGCACTAACGAAACAATGCGCATCGACAGCAGCGGTAATGTTGGGATTGGGACTGCGGCACCGACTGGTAAATTATCTATTGCATCTGGCACATACAACTCGGCTACGCCTCTTTCAACCGCTGACGACCTAGTAATTTCTGGAAACCAATCACTTGGAATGTCATTTATTACTGCTGCGGCAGGTAGTTCAAATCAGTTTATTGTGTTTGGTGACAGTGACGACACTGACGTAGGCAGTATTAAATACGCTCATTCTGATAATAGTATGCAGTTTTCTACTAATGCAGCAGAAGCCATGCGCATCGACAGCAGCGGCAACTTGCTGGTGGGTAAGTTGAGTTCCACTTCTAGTTCCGTTGGAGTTGAGATTAGGAATGGAGCGTCTGGTTATACGGCTACATTTACTGGGAATGACGCTGCTAATTCTGTTCTTTCCGTCATGCGTAACAATGGCGACGGTGAATTTCTTCGACTTCGTAATAGTAGCGGCTCCGCTGTGGGTAGTATTGGTGTTGGTAACGCCTCGTCATACACATACATCGGGACTGGCGATACTGGTCTTATGTTTAATTCTGGCAACGACTTCATCCAGCCGTGGAATCCATCTACCAATTCTACAAGAACAGAAAATATAGGGCTTGGTAATGCTTCAAGTCGCTTCAAAGACCTCTACCTATCCGGCGGTGTATACTTGGGCGGCACTGGTTCGGCTAATCATCTGGATGATTATGAGGAAGGCAATTGGACGCCTAGTGCAACAAGTGGCATCACAATTAATGGTATAAGAAACGCAACCTACACAAAGGTTGGCAGAAGCGTGAGTGTTGGTTTTTGGATAAACGCAGATATTACATCAACAGATTTTATTATTGCAGGACTTCCATTCACAATATCTGGCAGGGTTGGCGGCTCTTTGTCGAACCAAAATCTTAAAGAAACCCTAGCTGTCACATCTATAACAACATCTATTTATGCCTATGGTGCGACTACAGGAACAGATGACGAAATTTTATTTTTCTTAACATACGATACATAACCCCACCGGAGGTGAGGGTCGGACAGTCCATCCATAGGAGATAAAAATGGCACTAACAGAAGAAACAGTACAAGACAAAATCGAAATCGTAGGCGACTACAAGCACGTTCAAGTACGCACCGCAACGGTCATCAAGCGTGATGGCGTTGAAATTAGCCGTAGCTTTTCACGGCACGTTGTAGCACCTGACGCTGACATCACAGGCGAAAGCACAGAGGTGCAAGCTATCTGTGCAGCGGTACATACACAGGCTGTTAAGGATGCCTATGCGGCGCATCTGGCGGCACAGGCTGCTGAGATGGCTCCGGCTGAAGAGGAAGGCGCAGAGTAATGAGTAGAGCAAGAGACTTAGCAGATAGTGCAGATAAGGATATCACAGGAACCCTTACGGTTGACGGCCTCACTGTAGCTGGCAACGTCTCTGTTGACTCCGGCACAATCAAGCTGGACGGTAATTATCCTGTTGGCACAAACAACGTGGCGTTGGGTAATCAAGCATTAGATGATGGCAGCTTGTCTGGAAATCACAACACTGCCATCGGTAACGATGCGCTGACTGCAAATACATCAGGTTCAAACAACACAGCAGTCGGTAAGCATACGCTAAAAGCCAATGTAACATCAAGTAACAACACGGCAGTTGGTGCTGGTGTTTTGCAGAGTTCTACAGGTGCTAGTAACACTGGTGTTGGTGCTGGTGCTTTTGCTTTCAATACTTCTGGTGCAAGCAACACGGCAGTTGGTATGGATGCGCTTTCCGCAAACACCACCGCCAGCAACAACACTGCGGTTGGGTATCAGGCGTTGGATGCAAACACCACGGGCGGAACCAACGTTGCAGTGGGTGTGGATGCTCTTGGTGCCAACACCACCGCAAGCAACAACACGGCTGTTGGTTATCAGTCACTGTACGCAAATACCGCTGGTAACAACACAGCGGTTGGTGGATATGCTTTAAGCACAAACTCAAGCGGGACGGCAAACGCAAGTGTTGGGTATTCTGCACTATATTTAAATACCACTGGGTCATATAACACGGCACTTGGGCAACAAGCGCTTCGCGCCAACACCACCGCATCTGGCAACACAGCAGTGGGTTATCAGGCTGGGTATAGTAATACAACTGGCGAACAGAACGTTCACATTGGTTTTACATCTGGTCAGCTAAACACAACTGGTTATAATAATTCTGCTTTAGGTTACAATTCGTTAAAGTCAAATACTACTGGTGCGCTTAATACTGCTATTGGTCATAGTGCATTAACAGCCAACACCACCGCGAATAACAACACTGCTGTTGGCTATCAGGCGGGGTATGGTAATACTACTGGAACCCAAAACACTTTTGTTGGTCGTGGTGCTGGGTACAGCAATACTACAGGCGCATACCAAGCAGTGTTGGGTGACGGCGCATTAGAAACTAACACGACTGGTATTTCTAACACCGCAATTGGTCAGTACGCCCTTCGTCTTAACACCACCGCATCTGACAACACGGCAGTGGGGTATCAGGCTGGATACAGTAATACCACTGGCGATAGCAACAACGCTTTCGGTCATCAGTCACTGTATTTCAATACCACTGGTGCAAACAATCAGGCATTTGGAAAATTTGCTCTGTATGATAATACAACGGGCAGATACAATGTTGCCATAGGCCAAAGCGCACTAGAAAACAACACCACCGCCAACAACAACACTGCCGTGGGTTATCAGGCGGGGTATAGTAATACTACTGGCGTAGAAAACACTGCTATTGGCTATAAGGCAGGGTATAGCAGTACAGTTTCTAGTGAAAATACTTTTATTGGCGAACGTTCTGGGGAAAATACAACGTCACAAAGTAATACGTTTGTTGGTCGTTATAGTGGCGGTTTAATAACCACAGGCGAAAAGAACACTATATTAGGTCAATTTACCGGCAACCAAGGCGGCCTAGACATCCGCACATCCAGCAACAACATCGTGCTGTCGGATGGGGATGGTACTCCTCATATGTATTACAGTGGGCCTAATTCGTATTGGAGAGCATCAGGACAAACAAGTTCTGCTGCTTTTGGTATGAACAGCTTAATCACATCAGGAAACGGTGGTGTTTGTTATGCGTATTTTCCTAACTCAAGCCCAAATAATACCAGTTCTTACTTCTTTCGCGGAGTAGATAGCACCACAAATCGTGTCTACATTTATGCTAACGGAAACATCGTAAACTCAAACAATAGCTACGGCGCACTTTCTGACCTTAAACTAAAGGAAAATATTGAAGACAGTGGGTCTCAATGGGAAGACATAAAGGCTATTCAAGTTCGCAAATACAGTCTGAAAACAGACAGTATTGATGTACCGAATAAAATAGGTGTAATTGCACAAGAGTTAGAAGCGTCAGGGATGTCCGGTCTTGTGTTTGAAAGTCCTGACTATGACGCAGATGGTAATGATTTAGGCACTGCGACAAAACAGGTAAACTATTCTGTTTTGTACATGAAAGCAGTCAAGGCGTTGCAAGAAGCAATGGACAGAATTGAAACACTTGAGGCTAAAGTAGCCGCACTTGAGTCCAACTAATAGGAGATTAAAATGGACGAACTAACAGCAGAACAAATCGCACAGCACTACACAGCAATGGGTCACAGCGTTGACCTCATCAATGCTATTATTGCTGGCGAGGTTATGGCTGATGATGATGCCGCAGACAAGCAGGACTGTGTGGACAGGAATGTTGAACATCTGGAAATCATGGTTGCTAAAGACTTTTGGACTACAGAGGATATGACTGCGGCTAATGCGGCTATTGCTGCTGGTCAAGGCTATACAGCGTAGCTATGGAAATTACCAGTCTCGTAGATATGCTATTGGGTATACTTGCTGCGGCTGGTGCGTGGTGGGCTAATGGCATGGTGCGTGAACAGAAACGTATTGAGATTCTATTGAACAAGACCCGTGAGGAATATGCAACCCGTAACGAGATGCGTGATGACATGCGCCGTGTAATGGAAGCG